CCTCAATTGCAGATAGAACCAAAGCAGCCGAGTTGTTAGGTAAACGGCACATGCTATTTACTGATAAGGTGAAACTTGATGCAGAAATAGAGATTGATATATCAGACCGCATGAAACAAGCAAGGGTGAAATCAGATGAAGTACAACAAGGCACAACTGATTGATGCGTTGGGTTCGTTTACTCATGATCCGTTAGGCTTTGTTTATTTCGCATTCCCTTGGGGAGAAAAAGGAACACCGCTTGAAAACTTTGATGGCCCTGATGAGTGGCAAGTAAAGACTTTCAAGAAAATAGGCGAAGAACTACGCAAGGGCAAATCATTGGCCAAAGCAATACAAATTGCAGTTGCATCAGGTCATGGTATTGGTAAGTCAGCGTTTTCTTCATTGCTGATATTATTTGCTATTGCTACACATGAAAATACACGTGGTGTAGTTACCGCTAATACTGATACACAGTTAAAGTCTAAGACTTGGGCTGAATTGAATAAGTGGTACAACTTATTCATAGGCAAGGAACTATTTACTTATACTGCTACCGCATTGTTTAGTGCGGATAAACAGTACGAGAAAACATGGCGAATAGATGCTATTCCATGGAGTGAAAGCAACCCTGAAGCATTCGCAGGCTTGCATAACCAAGGGAATAGAATACTTATCATATTTGATGAAGCATCCGCTATTTCCGATAAGATTTGGGAAGTAACAGAGGGTGCTTTAACCGATAAGGAAACCGAGATTATATGGTGCGTGTTTGGAAATCCTACACGTAATAGTGGTAGGTTTAGAGAATGTTTTAGAAAGCATCGTGCATATTGGACTACCTATCAGATAGATAGCCGTACTGTTAAAATCTCAAACAAAGCGAAGTTGCAAGAATGGGTTGATATTCATGGTGAGGATAGCGACTTTGTGAAAGTGCGTGTACGAGGGATATTCCCTAGTGCATCGGATACACAATTCATATCCGCATCAATTGTAGATGAAGCACAAAAGAGAGTGTACAAGGTAGGACAGTTTGATAATCTACCTGTAATTATCGGTGTAGACCCTGCATGGACTGGCGGTGATACATTAGAAATCGTGATGCGTAATGGTTACTCCATGAAGTGTTTGGCAACGATTGAAAAGAATGATGATGATATGCGTATGGCTAACCTAATAGCACAATTCGAGGATGAATATAAAGCTGATGCGGTATTTATCGACCAAGGCTACGGAACAGGTATTTATAGCATCGGCAAGTCAATGGGTAGAAGATGGCGGTTAGTCGCCTTTGGCGGTAAAGCACCTAATGATGTATATCTCAACATGAGAGCGTACATGTGGGGTGAGATGAAAGAATGGCTGAAAGAGGGCGGTTCAATTCCTAATGAGCAAGGATTGTATGATGACCTCGTAGGGCCAGAAGCGATCATCGATAAAAACGGCCGCATTCAACTTGAAAGCAAAAAGGATATGAAAGAACGAGGGCTACCATCTCCGAACAAAGGCGATGCATTAGCCTTGACCTTTGCATTTAGGGTCACTAAAAAAGTAAATGGCAATCACAGAAGAGTAGCAAATACAGAGTACAAACCATTTGGGTAAAGGGGGAATGTGAATGTGTATGAAAGCTAAAACACCAAGTGTTACTACACCAGCGCCTGCACCAGTCGCACAGACTGATGACATGACGCAAAAGAAAGATGAGCAATGGTTCACCGAAAAAAAGCGTAAAAAAACTGGGTATGATAGTACAATCTTGGCTAGTGCTTTGAATCAAGCAACAGGCAAAACAACATTAGGCGGTTAATATGAGTACTATCTTATCGAGCCTTGCTAGGCAACCAACAGAAAAGCCTGTAACTAAACCAAAAGACTACAAGAAAATAAAAGCTAAATTCAATCAGATGTTCACCAATCGTCAAAAGTACGTTGAGAAATGGAAGATGATTAGAGATTATCAGTTGCCATTTCTCGGTGTGTTCGATGGTGAACAAGACCAATCAAAGTTGTACACCGATAAAATCCTTACTGGGATTGCATGGGAAAGTTGCCAAATATTCGCCAGTGGTGTAATGAGTGGAATGACACCGCCTAGCCGTAAATGGTTTAAGCTAACCATGGAAAATACGGATATGGCGGCAAATAGCGATGTAGCAAAAGTATTAGATGAACGTGAAGAAATATTGTATGCAGTATTTGCAAAATCCAATTTCTACAATGTGGTTCACCAAGTCTATATGGAACTACCATTCGGACAAGCACCGATGTCAATCATGCCTGATGGTAAAGTCGGTGTACGTTTCACATCGTATCCAATCGGTACTTACGCATTAGAATGTAATGCTAATGGTGAGGTTAACACGTTTGGGCGGAAATATAACATGACTTGCGACCAACTCGTGGAAGAGTTTGGATATGATAACTGTACCGATAAGATTAAAAACGCATACGATGACGGCAAGGGTAATGCAACTGTATATACTGTTTGTTGGTTCGTATGTGAAAACAAAGACCGCAATGGAAAACTAGGTAATAAGAACATGCCTTACTCCTCTATTTACTGGGTTGAGGGGAGTAGAGACGATGAAATCTTGCGACATAGTGGCTATGAAGAATGGCCTATTCCGATTGCACGGCACACTACACATGATCTAAATGGTTATGGTAAAGGTAGTGCATGGTTCGCACAATCTGATGCAATGATGTTGCAAAAATTGGAACTAGACCGACTAACCGCTATTGAGTTAGGGGTAAAACCACCAATGGCCGTAACATCCGATGTGATTGGTAGTGTATCGCTATTTCCGGGCGGTATAACAGAAGTCGATACAGGCGGTAAGGTTGAACCTATATTTAACGTAGGTATCAATCTAGATTGGATTATGCAACAAATCATTGAAGTTAAAGACAGTATCAAGCGTGCATATAGTGCTGACTTATTCCTTATGCTCGATAACATGGACAATGGACAAATGACGGCAAGGGAAGTCATGGAACGCACGCAAGAGAAGTTACAACAATTAGGGCCTGTAGTAGAACGGCTACTATCTGAATTTCTTAATCCGATTATCGAACGTACCTATGCGATATTAGATCGTGCAGGTGTGTTTCCACCAATCGATGAAGCATTAGCGGAAGAGTTAAACGGCCAAGATGTGAAGATAGAATACATTTCACCATTAGCACAGGCACAGAAAGTATCTTCATTAACTTCAATCGAACAGTATTTTGCGTTCCTTATGTCATTAGCACAGGGTAATCCTAATATCCTACAAAAATTCAATTTTGAAGAAGCAGCAGATTATTATGGTGTTAACCTCGGTGTACCTGCAAAAGTAATTGTATCCAACGATGAATACCAAGCTAAGATGGAAGAACAACAACAGGCACAACAAGAACAAGAGGAACAAGCACAAATGATACAAGCGGCACAATTAGCACCTCAAATGGCTAGTGCAGCTAAACAAGCAACTGATGCAGCAAATGATGGAAACCCTGTAATGCAACAGTTAATGGGAATGGGGTACTAGATGAAACAAAAAAGAGATTATATGCGTGAGCGTGATATTGAAGCGCTAAACCACGTACTGAGTGATGAACTTGGTAGGTGGTTTTTTTATCGCATATTAGACCGAGCAAAACTGAATAGCCAATCATTCACAGGCAACAGTACAACATTCTTCAATGAGGGAATGAGGGCTGTTGCTATTTTATTACAAAACGATTTAGGAAAGATTGGCGATGGTGTAGAGGGTGTTAAGAAATACCACCTAGCACAAATTGAAAATATTCAGATGCAAAAGTATTTTAAAACACTTGAAGAGAACGAATTAAAGAAAGGTGAATAACCATGGATGAAAATTTAGAACAAGGCACAAACAATAACACGGATAGTGCAAATGGTGGTACACCACAGGACACGAACACACAAGACCAACAAAGTACGATTTTAGGCGGTGGCGGTGATACTAACACCGACCAACCTGCAGAACCTACTGTATATGATTTCTCAACTGCATTTGATGGTGGCGAAGTCGACCAAACCATCGCAGATGAGTTTTCAAAAATGCTTAATGGTGTAGGTGCAACGCAAGAGCAAGCATTACAGATGGCTAAGTTTGGCAATCAATATGCAACTAACCTTGTAACAGCTTACGAAAACCAAAAGCAAGAAGCACTCAATGCACAATACAAAGGGTATGCAGATAACGCTCGTGAGGTATTAGGGAGCAAATTCGATACTACTGTTAGCCAAGCGGCCGCAGGTGTTGAAGCAGTAGAAAAAACAATTCCTAATATTCGTGAAATCTTAGCTGAAAATGGCTTGGGTAATCGTGTAGAAGTAATTCAACTATTCGCACATATTGCTGGTATGGCAAGCGAAGACAGTAACGCAGGGAACAACAGACCTGCAAATAATCAATCTGACGAAGCTATTAGACGGAATATGTATCCGTCCATGTTTAAAGACTAAAGGAGATTAATTAATGGCTACAATTGGAACTAACAATCCTACATTATTGGATTTACAAACTCGTATGGATCCAAATGGTAAAATTGCACAAATCATTGAGCAATTGAACCAAACAAACGAAATCATTCAAGACATGACAATGATTGAATGTAATGATGGCACATCTAACAAAACAACAGTACGTACTGGATTACCATCCACTACATGGCGCATGTTGTATGGCGGTGTACAACCATCTAAATCCACTACAAAACAAATCACTGATACTTGTGGTATGTTGGAAGCGTATTCCGAAGTGGATAAAGACTTGGTTAAACTTTCTAATGACCCTGTAGCGTTCCGTGCAACAGAAGATGGTGCGTTTGTTGAAAGCATGGGCCAAGAAATCGCACGCACACTTTTCTATGGTGATGAAACTACACCAGAAAAATTCATTGGCTTATCCGCACGTTTTAACACATTGGACATTAAAAAAGCTGATTGTGCTAAAAACATTATTGATGCTGGTGGTACTGCTAACCTTGCCTCTATGTGGCTCGTAGGTTGGGGCCCTCTTACTGTACATGGTATTTATCCACGTGGCAGTCAAGGCGGTTTAGAACAAGAAGATTTGGGCGAAGTAACAGTAACTAAAGCTGATGGTTCTATGTTCCAAGGTTATCGTACTCATTTCAAACAAAACATCGGTTTATCTGTTCGTGATTGGAGATATGTAGTACGTATCGCTAATATCGATATGAAATCTATCAAAGAAGATATTTCCGCAGGCCCTAACTTGATTAACTTGATGATCCGTGCAGAAGAAAAAATGCAATCTCTCACAGGATGCCGTCCAGTATGGTACATGAACCAAGAATTGCGTACATTCTTACGCTTGCAAAAGAACAAAGTGCATGGTTCTACTATCACAGAAGATATGGAAATGGGTAAAATGGTTACTCGTGCGAATGGTATTCCTGTTCGTAAAATTGATGCATTGCTTTCCACAGAAGCACGTGTTACTGCATAGTAGAGAGGAGAAAATACATGATTATCGATACTTTAAATACATTCCATTGGAAACGTGAATTATCTGGCAATGTCAGCTCCGATGTTATGGTTACTAGCGGTGATGCTGACCCTAACTTGTGGTTAGTTGTTCGTGTAGACAAAGCATTAACTGGTACTGCATTAATCAACGTATATACATCTGATACAGAAAACATCGCTAACCCTGTATTGTTGCATGGTATTACATTACCAGCCAATGCACCAGCTGGATACGAATATAAAGTACGCTTGGCAAATGGTGTTAAACGTTATACACGTGCTAATGTCAACAATGCAACGGCTGGCACAATTTCTGTATTCTTAACTAGCGGTATCACTAGCAAATAGGGGGTAACATGGAATACATTGCAAAAGTAACTTTGTATCACAATACAAAGGGTTTAATTGAAGAAGGAAAAACAGTAGAACTTACAAAAGAAGAAGTAGCTGAATACGATAAAGATTACTTCAATGATTTGTTTGAAGCTGTAGGCGCAGAAGAAACCGAAGATGGCGAAGAAAAGCCAAAGACTAAATCTAAAGGCAAGAAATCGGAAGAAACTGCAGAATAACAGAATGAGGGGTGCTTATGCATCCCTCTTTTTCACTATAAAAAGGGGGCAATATGACACCTACTGATATTTGCAACATGGCTTTGTCATTAATTAATGGCGGTAGGATATACGGCCTTGATGAAGAAACAGAAACGGCTAGACAGTGTAGATTGCACTATGATGCGACACGCAAAATGCTACTATCTCAATACGAATGGAATTTTGCACGAAAGCGTGAAGAGTGCGTGTTATCTGAACATAAGTTAGCTGGCTATGAATTTGTTTATGCGTATCCTGAAAAGTGCTTACGTATTTTAGGGGTTATTCCTAAAGGGGAACGATTTAGAACGGATAGGCAAAAAGAATATGATGTGTTTACCTTTGACGATAACACAAAGTACATAGTGAGCGATGTACCGCTTGCGTATATTGATTATGTGTACGATGTGCAAGATATAGATGTATTCAGTCCTGTATTTATTCAAGCATTGAAGTCTAAAATGGGTTCTGATTTAGCTATGCCATTAACTGGCAATAGTGGTTTATTCGACCAATGCTATAAACTCTATCAAGCAGCAACGCAAGAGGCCAAGAGTTTGAGTGCTAAAGAACGTAGGCAAGATATGCCATATATTTCTAACTATGTAAAAGCAAGGAGTTGGTAATCATGAAACCAATGTATATTTCACAACTTGCATTTACAACAGGTGAGATTTCACCTGATGTATCTAGGCGGTTTGACTTAGATCAGTTTAAAAGTGCGTTGCTATTAGCAGAAAATGCAGTCATTAGACCTTACGGAGCGGTGGCTCGTAGGCAAGGTTCAGAATATATAGGACAGGTCAAAAACAAGGATAAGTCTACACGGCTATTTGAATTTACGGCTGAAAAGAATAAATCATTCCTACTTGAGATTGGTGAGCAGTACATCCGAGTTTGGCGGAATGGTATTTATACAGGTATAGAACTAGAAACACCATTTGAAAGTGATGTAGTTGATAAATTGAACTGCATCCAAAGTGGTGATGTAATGTTCATTTGTAGTGGTAAGTATCCTGTTAAAACGTTATCTAGGTATTCTGATACAGACTGGCGATTTGATACATATAAACTATCAGAGCAACCATACGGCGAAATCAACATCGACAAAGAAAGTACTGTAATCTTGAATGGCGATACCTTAACCGCCACAAAGGATATTTTCAACGCTGATATGGTTGGTTCGGTTATGCAGATTGAACATTTTGTTAAAGCAGTAAGCACCAGTAAAATTGGCGAAGTAATACAGCGTGTTGTATGGACTTCACTTGAGGAAAGAAAAAGAGACGGCTACATAAAACCAGCTAGCGAAGAATACAATAACATCAATTACGATGTAGAACAATTCAGTAGTGATGAGGATTTATCATGGAAATTCACATCACACGGCACGTGGAATGGTACTGTTAAAATTCAAATCAGTAACGATAGTGGTACAACATGGAAAGATTACCGAGTGTACACATCTAACAATGATTACAATGTAACGGATACAGGCAAGGTATCGCCTAGTGCTAAATTGAAAGTTGTATCTGATTTAAAAGGTGGTAGTGTTAATGTAGATTTATCATTCTTGCCACATGTTAGCTATGGTGTAGTCGAAATCAAAGAATTTACAGATAGTAAGCACGTTAAAGTCAATGTATTGAATAGTGTTGTAGAAAATGAAGATACCTATAAATTCAGATTTGGACAATGGGGCAAAGGCCTTGGTTATCCTCGTGTATGTACGTTTTACCAAGATAGGTTTATCCTAGCGTCTAGTTTTCAATACCCTAACTACATATGGTTTAGTCGCACAGGTGATTATTCCAACTTTGGTGTAGAAAAAGTAGGCGGAACGATTACAGATGATAGTGCAATCACACTACCAGTAATTAACCGCAAAATGTATGACATTAGACATTTGATACCTGCTAATGATTTGTTGATTTTGACGAGTGGTAACGAATGGATTATAGATGGTTCTAAAACTATCACACCGACTAACTGCAATCTACGCACACAAACCCAACGTGGCGCATCTGAATGTGAGCCACAATACATAGGGAATAGATGCGTGTACGTACAAGCTAGAGGGTGTGTAGTGCGTGATTTAGGTTACTCGTATGAAAGCGATAACTACACAGGGGCAGACCTAACTTTATTCGTTAAGCATCTGACAAAGTATCGTAATTTCATTACAAGCGCTTATGCACAAGATCCAGATAGTATCGTTTACTACGTAACAGATGATGGCAATATCGATTGTCTAACATACATTCCTGAACAAAAGGTGTATGCATGGTCGCACTTCACCACAAAAGGCAAATATAAATATGCTGAGAGTGTAGCTGAGGGCGAACAAGATAGTTTGTATGTAATCGTAGAGCGTGATTTTAAAAGCGGTACAGTCATGTGTATTGAACGATTTGAGCCAATGTATAACGCTGATAATAACAACGTGTATATGGATTGTTACATTCAACAAACAAGCACAGAGAATATCAGCACTATCACAGTACCTCATCTGATTGGTGAGGATGTGCAAATCGTTGTAAATGGTAGGGAACGACCAATTAAGGAAGTACCACCTACGGCAATTATTAATATCGATGGCAAGGCACAAAGTGTAGCCGTTGGTATTAACTACACTACACGATTACGTATTCCGAGCATCGAAATGCAAATACAAGATGGCACGTTGCAAGGTAGACAATTAACGATGAGTAGATTATCGATGAACATCTTAAATTCATTCGGTGGCAAAATCGGAAGAAACTTCAACCATATGGATGATATTTCATTACCTCCACTCAAATTATATAGCGGTGATAAGGTGTGTATATTGCCAAAATTCGATGGAGTGTACTCAACCGATGCATCTGTATGTATTCTACACGAAAAACCTTATCCATTTAACCTTTTAAGCGTTACAAGAGAGATAGAAATAGGCGGTGGTTTTCCAAATGTTACAGGACTTTGAGATTTGCCCTGTAAGGCACACTTCATTAATTCATGACTTATATATCAACTTACGAGCCATAGACACCTTAGAGGTCAATATAGCAAACCAAAATTTTCCAAATTATGGAAAAAATGATTTTGTGAGGGATATATGTAGTAATGACTACGAAAACCACATTGTAATTGAGAATGATGTACCAATAGCCGTATATGGTATCTCAAAAAAGCCAATCAACGGAATGTACTGTATTTATTTCCTAGGGAATAAGATGCTAGATGCTAATTTGAAATTACAAAAGGAATTTCTAAAACGAAGTAACGCAATCATAAAAGAGTGGTTATCCACTCATGAATGTTTATTCAATTTCATACATAAGAAAAATAACCGCTCGAAGCGATGGCTAACATCACTAGGGTCGGTTATTCATTCTGATATTACACGCAACGGAATGGAACTATTCACATTGAGAAAGGGGGATGCGAATGTGTAATCCTATTGCATTAATGGCAGGTCAATTGGTTACTACATTATGGGGTCAACATCAACAAACTAAAGCACAAACTGCAATGTACAATGCACAGGCACAAGCAGCGGAAGCGAATGCACGTATATCTGATAGGAAGCAACAGGATATTGCCAATCAAGCACTACAAGAGCGAGATAAGATGGATAATAAAATGCGGTTGATTGCAGGTCAGAATACGGCAGAAGCAGGCGCTACAGGGTTGTCCATGAGTGGTACACCATTACAATTAATGGCTAGTAGTTACGATGAATATAACAAGGATATTAACAATTGGGAAACTAACAAGAATAACAGTATCTACAACGAATATCTTAATGGTGTTAATTATCGCAATGAAGCTAGTAGTGCAAGAGCAGCTGCATCCAATGCTAAAACGCAAGGGCGATTGCAAATGCTCGGTACTATCTTGAGTGGTGCATCTAGTATATATGGGATGAAACAACAATATGCAGGTGGTAAATACACAACTCAATATGGCGGTGATGTAAATGGTGTAACAGAAAGACCAGTTAAAACAGTTAAGAAAGTTTGGACTTTTAACGGCAGGTAACTATGAAATTAGTTAATTATGAACAAAATGAAAGATTGAATACAGTTAATGGTGAGTTTAGACCAACAATCAGTGCGGAAGCATATGGTGTTAACCAAAACGGAATTAACACATTTGCAAAAGCATTGGATGATGCATCTAAAACTTGGCTTGAAATTGATAAACAAAAAGATTATATCAATGCTACAAATGCTATTAATGAATTTAATCAAAAAGTAACTGAATTAAAATTTGATAAAGATAAAGGGTTAATGTACCAAAAAGGTATGAATGCGCAAGGGATACTACCTACATACCTTGAAAGTACACAAAAATTCCAAAGCGAACTTGCTGCTAAATATAACTTACGTACAACTGATGCGGTAAACGCTTTCAATAAAGCGGTTGAAACATCAAAAACAAACGATTTAGATGGTATATCTAGGTACATGAGAGGTCAGTACGAGGATGCATTAAGCACTGCTACACAAAATCAAATCAATAACTTGAATAACAATCTGTTACAAACGGGTGATGTTAATCAACAAATGAAAACATTAACATTAACAGGCGATTTAATAGAAGCAACTGGTAAACAATTAGGGCTTGATGATGAACAAATAGCATCTAAAAAACAACAAAACTATGATCTTAATGCTAAAACCTTATTAGATAAAACTGTTGCTGATAATAATTCAGAAACATTGGATAAGCAGTTGACTGCATTAACTGGGCTTGCTAGTGAGAATGTATTAACACCATACAGGAAAATGTACCAACAAATGGGTATAAACAAA